GATTTCGCCAACGTCGAGGGCATGGAGAACGTGCTGTTGCGCGCCGTGCGTCATCGTGGCGAGTTGTGGCTGCTCGGCGTCAGCGGCGGTGAAATCTGGTATGACGCGGGCGCCCCCGACTTTCCGTTCCGCAGGCAGGCGGGCGGCGTCATCCCCTACGGCTTCATCGCGAAGTCGGTCGCCAGCATCGACGGCTCGCTGTGGTGGGTCACGCGCGACGGCACCGTGGTCCGATCCAGCGGCTACCAGGGCAAGCGGGTCAGCACGCACGCGATTGAACTGATCATCGAGGCGGCCAATCCCGACCTGTGTTTCGGCAACGCTTACCTGATGGACGGGCATAGTTTCTACTGCGCCACGTTTCCCGATATCGGCCGGACGCTTTGTTACGACGTGGCGACGGAGAAGTGGCACGACCGGTCCAGCAGCGCGGACGGTTCCGGCGCGTGGCGGCCGCTTCAGGTCGGCCGGATCGGTGAGGCGGTTTATTGCGGCGACGCGACGGGGCGGATGTATCGGCTCGACCCTCTGGGTGCGACCGACAACGGCGTGCCGATGATCCGGCAGGCGACGCTGCCGCCGCTGTATGTCGATGGGCACCGGGTATTCTGCGCGCGCGCGGCGGTGGAAATGGAGGTCGGCACATCGACGGACGCCAACGTGACGCTGGACTGGTCCGACGATGGCGGCAACAATTTCACCGGAGGGCCGCGTGTCATGTCGAGCGGCACGGCGAGCCAGTTCCGCAAGCGGGTCTACACGACGCGGCTCGGTTCGTTCCGCGAGCGGATGTTCAGGGTGACGACGCATGGAAGAACCGTGCTGTATTCTTGCGAATGTGATGTGTCCGCGCCGGCGAGCACGTCGGGGGCCAACAGCTAATGGCGGATGTGCGAACATTCACACCGGACGAAATTGACGGCATCCGCTCCTGGTGTGAGGAGCAGTTACGTGATGAGGTCGCCAGGATCGCCGTCGTTGAGCGTGATCATGGCGCCTGTGTCGGCCTGATCGTCGAACTGATGGACGGCCACCGATTGGCTTACGCGGCGATCGCGAATGGGCGCGATGATGGCAGTGCGGGAAAACTAATGGTCGAAGCCATTCGGAATAAGATGAACGAGCGACGGCAGGCGATGCACTAATGCCCGACATCCTCGCCCCGGTCAGGCCGACGCCGCCCGCCAACGAGGCGGTGATCGGCCCCAACGGCGACCGGCACAGTCAGGCGTGGACGCAATACCACAAGTCGGTCTCGGACTGGATCGCCGCGCAAGGTAAGGCCGTCACCGACGGCTCGGAGGCAGCCGCCGGGGACATTGGTGAGTTCCAGACCATCTCGGTCGCCTCGGGCGGCGCGCACGGCATGACAACGTTTACCGCTATCGATGTGACGTTTCTGGACCTGCCGGCGGGCGACTGGGACGTGTGGGGCAATGTCTGTTTCGTGCCCGGCGGGACGACGACATGCCAGACGATCGCCGGATGGATATCGCCGGCGTCGGCGACGCTTCCCGGCGCGATTGAGCAGCAGGGCTACACGACGATCCGAGCCAACTTCCTCACCGGCGGGCAGCAGGCTCTCAGCGTTGGCCGTGTGCGGCTGCTGGCGATGGGAACGACGCGGGTTTATCTGTCGGCGCTGGCGGGGTTCGCAGTGTCGTTTATGAACGTATTCGGAACGATCAACGCTCGTAGAATGCGCTAGGGATGAACCCCTTTTTGCCTCGCCCACTGTGCTTTAGCGGCTTTGGAAATCTTGGCGCGAGTCTCCGCGCTGACAAATTTCCCGATCTGGGCAACGGAAATCTTTCGACGCACTTCATCGCTGCGAGGCTTGCCGCGATGGGCATCCGCGATGCTCTTGCGGTGCGCCTCGCTCATTGGATTATTCTGATGTTGCACTTCTCTTTGTGCGCCTTCCGCCACTCGCGCATATACGCGTTATGGGCCAATCTAATGCTATCTTTGGATTTAGCCATTGGTTCCTCTCATTCAGGACCGTGGTCAGGGATGGCGTCGGCGCGTCAACGTCGATGCCATTCCGTTTATATCACGCGCGGATTGTTGTGTAATGCGTAACTTCCGTCTTATTCACGCCGGCCTCGATGTCGCACCGATCATGGCCCAACTCGACGCTGTGCCGGAGTGGGGCCAATACGCCGAACGTAAGGAGCGCGAGGGAACCGCCCACGGTGATATCGCCGCTGATCTGTGGATCAGATACTTCCCGCGTGAGACACTGAAGGAACCAGCCGACTACAACCGGCCCGGCCAGTGCGAGTTCTACCCAGTCTGGAATAAGCTGCCCGCGATCCATCAACTGGTCTGGGGCCTGATGGTGTCGCAAAGGGCGGTGGAAATCGGCGGGATACTTTGCACACGGCTGCCACCGGGCGGGCGCATCGAGCGGCACGCCGATCATGCGTGGCACGCTGAACGCTACAATCGCAAGTGCTATGTGGTATTGCAGGCCAACGCGCGGTGCATCGTGGAGTGTGATGGCGACGAACAGGTGTTTCGTGAAGGCGAAATATTCGAGTTCGACAATACTCGACCACACTCGATGGTGAACGGTGGAAACGATATGCGAACGACCCTCATCATCTGCCTGCGGTGCGAATAATGAAACGCGCGGAGAATCAACCCGAAACTCTTAGCCTGGTTGTGTTTGGCGGGATATACTATCGCGTGTGGTCGGTTCCCGACGCCGAAACGATTCTCCCGCAGCACGCACATCGTTACGATCATCTGACGGCTTTGCTGCGCGGGACGGTGCAGATGTGGTGCGGTCCTGAGATGGTGGGCGTCTTCACCGCTCCCGCGACGATCAAGATACCCGCGCACAGGTTCCATTCGTTCCGCACTTTGACGCGGGACTGTATGCTGGCCTGCATCCACAACGCCGATCACGCCGACCCGGACGGCGAGCCGGTCATCGCCGAACGTGGGGACCTAATTTTGGAGGATTAAGTCATGCCGTTCGCACCTGCCGCGGTAGCGGGGGTTTCAGCTGTGGCCGGGCTCGCCGGATCATACATGCAAAGCCAGGCGGTGGGCGACGCCGCCGACAAGGCCAACTCCGCGCAGATGCGGGGCCTGGAACAATCGCGCGCCGATCTCGCACCGTGGCGCGACGCTGGTGGCGCGGCCATTCCGGCGGTGCAGAACGCCGCCGGTCTGAACGGCCAGCCGGGCTACGACGCCGCGATGGCGGGGTTCCACACGTCGCCGGGGTATCAGTTCCAACTCGACCAGGGCCTTCGCGCGATCGATGCGGGCGCGGCCAGTAAGGGCATCCTCAATTCCGGCGCGACGCTGAAGGCGGAACAGACGTTCGGCACCGGTCTCGCGGACAAAGAGTTTACTGACTATTACAACAGGCTTTTCGATTTATCTAAACTCGGAGAGGACGCGGCGGGGGGCAGCGCGAAGCTGACGGCGGACGCGGCCAAGGGCATCGCGCAGACCGATCTGAGCGAGGGCAGCGCGCTGTCATCGATCTACGGCAACGCGGCGAAGGGCGTCGGCGATGCCGCTGGCAGTTACATGAACAATTCGCTGTATCAGAGCCGAACCAACGCCCTGATGGGCGGTGGCGGGGTCTACGACAAGACTTCCACCTTCTGAGGTAGACGCGCCATGCCCGACTTCACACAGTGGAACGTTCCGTCGCCGTTTCCGAACATCTTGTTCAACCCGGCGGCGGTGGATGCCGCGATCGCCAAGACGCAGAGCGAACTCGGCAACCTCGATATCGAGCGCAAGAAGTTCGGGCTTGAGCAGGCGAAGTTCGACCGAGGGGTGACGGAGGGGGACGGCTACATCGGCAGCTCGTTGTCCGGCACGACGGGAGCCACGGGCGCGTCGGGCGCGACTGTTGGCCCGCTGGCGGACGCGGCGCCGGATCAATCGCGGGACGCGGCGGGACAGGCGTCTTACAACTTCTGGGTCGGTAAGGGCCTCGCGCCGCACATGGCGGCCGGCATGGCGGCGCAGGAAATCGCGGAGTCGGGCGGGCGTCCTCACGTCGTCGGAGACGGCGGCGACGCCATCGGTCTCTATCAACACCACGCACCGCGTCGGCAGCTGATTCTCGCGAAAACCGGCATCGACATGACGAAGCCCGACGCCAACGCTCAACGCGAGGGTGCCTATTGGGAGTTGATGAACTCCGAGCATGGCGCGCGGAAACTGCTGTTCGCCGCGAAAGACGCGGACGAGGCGGGCCGGGCGGCAACGGAGTTCGAGCGCCCCGACTCAAAGCGCCGCGCCATCATCAACGCCGAACGCGGGCGGGATGCGCGGCGGATTTTCCAGTTGGCCAATCCGAACGGCGCGGCCGGGGTGGCCACGGCTTCGGTTGATCCCCGCGCGGGGCCGCGTGTGGGCCTTACCCCGCCGCCTGCCGTGGCAACCGTCGCGCCCGCGACAGCGCCGGGCGTCAATCCGAACGCGGCGGTGCAAATCCCACCACCGGCCGTCGATCCAAACGCGAGAGTGGAGGCGGACGACCCGAACACGGCGGCGGTGAAGCAAGCCTCGGCGGCATTGCTCAACATGCCGGAGCCCGACGCGGCGGCGGCTTACCCGGCGGTCGTCAGAGAACTCCAGGCGCGCGGCTTCGCGATGAACGCGCCCCCGACGTATCCCGGCCACGCGGCGCTCCAGGCACTCGTTGGTGGAGGCGAGGAACCAGCACCTCCACCCGTCGATGCGTCCCGTCAGGCGGCGCGCCTGGGCGGCACGAACGTGGCTGGACCGCCCGGCGTGGTGCAGACCACGGCACCCTCTGCCGCGCCGCCGAACCGCCTGGCGTATGGGACGGACCTGCCCGGCGTTACCATTGGCTTGCCGACCAACGGCATGGCGCCGCCAGCGGCCACGCAGACCGTCGCCGCTCCTGCCCAGGCTCAACCGCAAGCCGCCAGTCCGGCACAGCCACCACCCGCGCCATCTCGGGCCATCCAGAGGGAACCGCTTCTCTCCAACAATCTCACCGCCAGCCAGCAGGATGCCGCACGGCGGGCAATCCGTGCCGGCACGCCGCTCGCGACCGTCCAGGCGCACGTCGAGCAGTGGAAGCAGGAAAACGTCGCCGCCCGGCATCAGGACGCGGTGGACGCGGCGGCCGAGCAGGAGGCGAACTACCAGCGGGGGCAAAAGGCTGAGCAGACCGCTTACGATCGGACGGAAAAAGCCAAGGCGGACGCCATCGCGGCGGCGCAGGAAAAGCGCGCGGCGGATAAAGCAGCCGCCGAGGCCGCTGATATATTGAAAGACAAAGAAGAGAACGCGCGCATCGAACGCACCTTGCTGACGATCGGGCCAAAGGTTCGCGCTGGTATCCCGCTTACCCCGGAGGAGGACGCCGAATACAGCCTGCGCTGGAACAAATACCGCGCCGGACCAATCCAGGAGATACCAGACGGTAAGGGCGGGTTTTTCAAGGCAAACGTGCCGCGTGAGATGCCGCCCCAGTTCCCGCCGCCTCCAGGACAGACCGTGGCGCCGGGACCGCAGGCAATCCCTGGCACCGAAAGGCAACCGGAGATGGCGCCCGCGACTGTCGTCGGCGGAATGCTGGCGAACGGCATCGGGCAGCGAAAGATAATGACCGCCCTGGCCGGACTGGAGGCGCATCCAGACGCCGTGGGTCTCAAGGCTAATGCGCCGAACTGGCTGTTGCAGCGCACCGATCCGGAGGGTGAATCCCTGCGTGCCGCTGTTTCAAATGTCGGGGGGCATGAGTTCCACGAACTGTCAGGTGCGGCGGTTCAAATGTCGGAAGCGAAGCGACTCAAGTATATCCCCAGTGATACAGATAGCGCGACGACGCTCAAAACTAAGCTGCACCAGATGCTCGACGATAACCGCGCGGCACTGTTGCAATCCTATCGGACGTATGGGCCGGAAGGCAATTTCCGCAGATCGGTGGCGATCGAGGAGGCCATCATCGACTCCATCCCGCAGGTGTCCATCGACTCACTAAAAGCCAAACCGGAAACCGCCCGCGATTTCGATAAAGCATTCGGCAAGGGTGCCGCGAAACTGGTGCTGCAACATGACTGAAAATATCTACGAGCAACACAAGCGAGATCATCCGCCATCCGGCGTGACCAACAAGCCGCCGGAAGCGGAAGCCACACCGTCAGACCCAAACCAGACGTTGGCTGGGACGGTCGGGCGCGGTCTTGGCCTTGGTGTCCGCGACGTGCTGGAGGGCAGCGTCGGCCCCGCCTATGACATCGTTGGCGCGGGCATCAACGCCGGCGCTGGCCTGATCGGCCAACCGCCGCCCATCGCGCCGTTCTCGGAGAACCTGACGAAACTGGGTCTGCCGGAGCCGAAGACGGACACCGAGAAGTTCATCTCCGGCGTCTCCCGCCCGATCAGCGGCGCGCTGTCCACCATGGGCGTCGGCGGCATGATGACCCGCGCGGCATCGCCAGTCGTGCAAGGCGTGGGCGAAATGCTCACGACGCAGCCGGTTGGCCAGGTGGTAGCCGCTGGTGCTGGCGGTGCGACCGAGCAAGCGACCGGCAGTCCGGTGGCGGGCATGGCGGTGAGTATGGGTCTCCCATTCGCCAACGCCGGGCTGCGCGCGGCTGGGCGCGAAGTGGAACGCGCTCTTTTCAGCGGCGACATCACGCCGGAGAATGCGGAACTGGGTAAACGCGCCATCGAGCATTTCCGCATTCCCATCGCGGCGCACGACCTCAGCGACAATTCTCTGGTCCGCATTGCCGCCGACCAAGGCGGCAAGTTGCCGTTCAGCGGAGCGGGCGCGGCGGACAAGGCAAAGCAAAAAGCATGGCAGGGCGCGATCGCTCGTGAGATGGGCGAACCGAATGCCGACGCTTTCACGCCAACCGTGTTGACCCGTGCTCGTGATCGTATCGGCGCGACGTTCAACGATGTAGCCACGCGCACCAGCATCCCCCCGGCCGAGACAACCCGGTTAACGCAAGACCTTGACCGCATTCTGTATGAAGCGGATCGGCTACTTCAACCGGGAGAAATCGCCCCGCTAAGGGCCCAGATCGACGATCTGAAAACGATGATCGGGCACAACAGTGGCACGATCGACGGCGACGCCTACCAACGCCTGACCAACTCAAAGTCTCTGCTGTCGAAGCTTGAGAGACAGAACAGTAACGCGGGAGATAAGGCCGGCGATATTCGCGACGCGATTGATGACGCCTTCGCGCGTTCCGCGCATCCAAACGATCAAGAGGCGTTAAATCAGGCGCGTTACCAATACCGGGTCATGCGGACCGTCGATCAGTTGGCGGGCGGCACCCGCGACGGCGGCATCACGCCGTTGGGCTTTATGCAGAAGGTAAAGGACGCCTCGCGCAAGTTCGACTCGCCGACTGGTGGCCTGCCTTACACGGGCGGCGGCACGATCGGCGAACTGGCCCGCATCGGAACGCTGTTTCGTCCCGCACCGCAAACCGGCACGACCGATCGCGCTCTGATCAGTGGTTTGATGTTTGGCGGGCCTGCCGCGTTGTATCACGACCCCACCGTCGCCGCTCTGTCCGCGACCGGCATGGCGGCGAACCGCATGATGGGCGGCTATCTCCGCAACCCCGAGACGACATCGCGGCTTGCCGAGGGAGCGATCACTCCCGGCGCGGGGCCTCGCATCAACCGATTGGCTACGGGTATGTTGGACGCGGCCAGACTCGCGGGCGCTACCTCGACGGCGGATTTTTACCAGAACCAAAGGCAACGCTGATCCCAATGGCGGCGATGCTGATGACGATGACGCCCCAGTAGCCAAGGGTGTCCCAGAAGGGCGTCCATTCACTCACCCCCGTGTGCTGGGACAACCAATAATCTATTTGTTTCATTATCATCGCGCCGACGCCCGCGCCAGTTTCGCTCGATCGGCTGGATTCATTTCCACGTTACTCTCTGAATAACTTTCTGAATTGTTGCACGGTGAACCCCGTATTTTATCGCGAGACGCCCCCAATCTAATTGGGACGAGCGGATTTCCTCAGCCTGTTCGCGGGTCAATTTTGCCCTTGTTACAGGGTCAGGCATTGGACCGGCGCGACCTTTGTTACGCATATCCAGGTTGTTTTGAGCGATGGTCCCAATGGTCATATGATCCGGATTGACACAGGACGGATTATCGCACGAATGCATGAGAATTGACCCCTTTGGGACTTTCCCCTTTATGATCTCATACGCGACCAAGTGTGCGCGGCGGTTTTTCCCCTTGTAGCTGAACCGACCGTATCCTTTTTCATTCCTTGCGGCGCCCCATACGAGACAACCATTGGCGTCCAAAATAGTTTTCGACCAGAATCTAGGTAGGGTCACGACTTCCGCCTGTCGTTCTCGAGCCTGTCCGTTGCCTCCCATTTATCAGCGATCCTCCGGAGCATCGCCGGCACCAACGGCATCCCGACCGACCGCGACAAGTCACGTATTTCCGACGAGAGCGTTCCCGTGGCGATGACTTCGCCATCGAGCAGCACCTCGATGACGAGAGGCCGCTGGCTCGTTTCAGGTGTGCTCACTGTCCGTTTCCATTGCAGCAGGCATTGTCGCACTCCCATTCGTCTGTCCCGCTCGGATTGTACATCGCTTCACGGACGCCGAGGTGATGGCCGCAACCCGGGCATTTCGGTGTTGCCTGGTCTGGGTCGTCTCGGCAATCCCGTTGCCACTGTCGGACGGTCGGAAGGGCGCTCGTTGGGTTATCGGTCATAGGCGCTCCTACCTTGGTTTAATCCAATCCCGCCAGACGCGGCGTATCTCTTAAGCAATCTGTCTTGGATCACGGCCTGACGCGCGGCCAGGAGAGGCGCCGCCGCCTCGTTCGGACGATGACAGGAAGATAAGAAGAGACTCGTCTGGATTCCCGCTCCGTCATCGTGACTTGTAGTTGCGGCAGTAAGGGAAACCAGCCTGTATAGATTAACGGTTCGCCGCACCGCGCCGCCGACTCGGCGGTAGCAGGCCGTTACAACCAGCAATCCGAGTTCCTGGGCGGCTTTGATCGCGCGACCGACCGTGGACATGCCGCACTGGGCCAGATCGGCCAGCCGTGCCTGGGACGGCCAGCACACGCCGCCCCGGTTTCTGTGCAGCAGGAGCCGCAACAACACGTCCCGCTCGGCCCTGGTCAGGGCTTCGACTTTGTATGCGGCCCAGATATCGTCTCTCCAGCTCATCGGCTTGTCCTCGTGTTATCGAGGCCGCCGTCAGAGGCTCCAAGGTCGCAGTTTTCCGCCCGCGAAAATCGCGTTTGACAAACTGATATCGGGCATGAGAATGTGGATTTGCGAGATACACACATCCCCCGGCCTTGCCGGACATTGGAGGCTCCCTTTGACGGGGGCCTTTCGTGTTTCTAGGTCATTTCATTCGCCGACTTATGCACAGATCGCGGAGTCTGGCCAGAGCGTTTCACGTTCGCGCCCGCCGATACCGCGCCAGATGCTCCACCGCGACGCTCTCGGCCAGTCGCGCCGACACGCGGCTGTCCTCGACCAGCTCATCCAGGCACCGCTCCTGCGAGCGCACACGCGCGGCCAGGGCACGCAGGCGGCACGCCAGCGCCGGGTTGGTCTCGCTGATGGTGTCGGCGATGTCGGTGAGGTCGCTGTAATGGCTCATGACTCCCACCTCGGCAAACGAAACAACAGAAAACCGACCAGCACCAGCGAAAATATGCTGGTCCCCAGCACGCCGCACATCACGCCAATCCAAAAGTCGCTCATGCCGCCGCCGCCAGGACGAACATGATAGTGCCCGCGATGCCCGTGGCGAGGCAGGCCAGGATCGTCAGGGCACGCATCACGCGGCCAACTCGAACAGCGACGCCTGCACCTGCTCAACCTCGACATCCGCCAGCGCCGCGCGCAGCAGGCGAGACTTCGCGCTGTTCACGCGATCCTCGACCACCTCGGGGCAGTCGCTGTGCTTAATCGCGAGATCGAGGTCACGTAGAATGAACTGGATCGTGGCGGCGTGAAGCGTGCTCATTCCGCTGCTCCGATCAGCGCATCGGCGCGCTGTTCCGCCGCGCACAACTCGCACAGATACATGCTATCGAACCGCTCCGTCGCGTCCTCCTGGCAGCACGCGCAACCCGCGATCACCTCCCCCGTCCCGTCGCACATGCTGCACGTCCAGGTGCGCGCCCACGGATCGTTGGCATGGCCGTTGGTGACGCGCCCCGCACCACCGCAGTCGTCGCACTGGACGAGCAGCGGCGGGGCACTGATAACGGACACCGCCGTCTCACTGATTTTGCCCGCCAATGAACGGCCAGGGGACGCGTTTCGCGTGCAACCAAAACCCGGAAGTTCGCTTCCACGGTGAAACGAAATATTTCTCTCTTGCGCTGGTTGCGTCGCCAGGTATGTTCGATCCCGTACGTAAGGTTTTTCGGAACTCCGGACAGTATTGTCCGGTAAAGCGCCGCCGCTTGTCTTGCCTCGACTATCACCCGACTTCAGAACGGTTCGTTTATCTTCCGAGTTTAACTCGGGAAGGGGAGGTTTACTGTGCAATATGGACATGACGCGCTCCAGGTGTGTGGAGGCAGTCTATTCACTTACGGTGAATACCTCAACGCCAAAATCGGGTGCGCGCCATTTTTTTTCACCTATGGGAAAGTCTGGGCGCGAGCGCCAGGGCGCGATCCACCTCCCGACGAACCAGACTGGCCGAACAAATGGCCGGCGAATCAACCGCCGAAGCGGAAGCGGAGATATTCCAAACTGAAGACGGAGCGGCGGCGGGTTAACTCGGTTCGAGATCCCGGAGTCGATCGGCCAGCTTCGGATCGCGGAAGCCCGATCTAGTGCCAAAATAAAGGTAGTCCGTCGTAATACCGAACTCCCGCGCGGCTTTTTCAATCGCCTCGTGCGGCGGCGCGTTGCGGTATTTCGAGATGTTGGTGAGTTGCGACGGCGTTAGCCCGACCCGCCGCGCGAACGCGCCTTTGGTCAGGCCGGTCGCCTCCTGCGCCAGCAGGAATCGATCGCATATTTGCTCGAGTAAAATTGTTCCACAGGCTGGCATACCACATAGGGTATTGCACCTGCCGTGAACTATACAAGAGACGGATGGTGAAATTCACCCCCGCTTGACGAAAATTGACGGCTGGTGAATTTTGGCCGTATGGCCCGTTTCCGATCCCTCGATGAAATACTTGATTCCCTCGGTGGCGAGAGTGCCGTCGCGACGATGCTCGGCTGCGGCCCGTCGTCCGTAAGCAACTGGAAATCACGCGGACTGCCCAAGGGGCGCTGGGTCGATCTCGTGACCCTCGGCGCGGAGCGAGGCGTCCGCCCCCCGATCAGCCTCGACGAGGTGCGCCGGGCCGCCGTCGCGATCGAGAGCGTGCGGCAGGAGACAGCGTGATGCCCTGCTACATCCTACGCGCCGGCGACACGGAGATGGTCAAGATCGGCTGGGCTGATGAGAACGTTGAAGCGCGACGCCTTTTCCTTCAGACCGCCCACTGGCTCGACTTGACGACTATCCGTGTCCTGGACGGCGACCGGTGGGTTGAGAACGCGATGCACAAGGCATTCGCGCGCAATCGGGTTCGTCGCGAGTGGTTTGTATTTCATCCAGACATGCTAACGCACGTTCCTGACGGACCGGCGCCGCGCCCCAAGTTGGTCGCCGCAGACCTCGTTTCCTGGGCTAAGGACATTTGCCCTCATCGGTGGCCGTGTAATTGCAATAGCAACTCGAACCCCATCACGGACGCCCAACTAGACGAACTACTCTGGCGGACAAGACCCGCCGCCGCGATCGGCAAAGACGCATGACCCATCCGCCCCTGTCCCCCACCGGGGCCGATCGCCTGGCGCACGTCACGCGCTCACCACTCCAACTTCCCCTCGGCTCGCGCCCCCGTGCTGGGCCGGGGGGGCTTTTGAGGTGGTGACATGAAACCGTTGGCTCTTGATCTTTTCTGTGGCGCCGGAGGAGCGTCCATGGGCCTGCACCGCGCCGGGTTCGACGTGATCGGCGTCGATCTCCACAAGCAGCCGCGCTACCCGTTCACCTTCGTCCAGGGCGACGCGACGACGCCGCCCGTTGATCTCGCGCGCTTCGATTTCATCTGGGCGTCACCGCCATGTCAGGCGTTCACGATAGCCCAGAACGCGGCGAAGAACGCGCACGCGCACCCAAACCACATTCCCGCCATCCGATCCATATTGCGCGCCAGTGGCAAACCATACGCGATCGAAAACGTGGTGGGCGCACCTCTGGAAAACGCAACCACGCTATGCGGCCTGGCCTTTGGCCTGAAGGTGAAGCGGCATCGCCTCATCGAAACAAGTTTCTTCATGTTCTCGCCGCCGTGCCCCAGCCATCGTGAGGACTACTTCGTCATATTCGGCCACGAAGTAAGCAACCGCCGGAAAGGCACGGCGGCCGGACGGAAAAACAAGATCGCCGAAGGCCGGAAGGCGATGGACATCGGTTGGATGAACCGCGGCGAACTGAGCGAGGCTATCCCGCCCGCTTACGCCGAGTTTGTCGGCCGCGCCGCGAGGGCGGCATGAACCACGCCACCCGCCTCGCCGGGCTTTCCGACGACAACGGCGACATGATCCGCGCCGGCTGCCCAATCTGCCGGTCGTCAACGTCGGTCGTCACCGACACGCGGCCGTGGCACGCCAGCATCAAGCGGCGGCGCAAATGCATCGGCTGCGGACACCGATGGACGACGATCGAACTGCCCGCCGATCTGGCCGAAAGACTGCCCGCGATGGAGGAGGATCTAAAACAGATCGCCCGCATCGCGGAGACGATGGCCGAAATCCTGGCTGAGATCGTCAGGCGCCTGCCATGACGGCCCCAATGCACACGCCGGAACGGCTCGAAATCATCCGTCAGACGTGGGGCGAGCCGATCCCGATCGCCGAAATATTGCGACGCTTAAACGCCACGCCCGGCTACCCGGTCACGAGCCAACTCGCTGGTGGCTGGGCCGCGCAACTCGGCATCCGGCGCAACCACGAAATCCTCGTCGAGCAGCAACGCGCCCGCGCCGGGGAGAAGACGAGGGATGAAATGGTGTCAGTATCGACATGGACGACGCCCACGATCGACGCGCGGATTATCTCGTTAAAGCAGGCGGGCTTGTCGCA